CCAGCGGAGAGGGCTACTAGGCGCTTAAGCAGACGTTCGAGGGCATGCACAGCAATCCCGACCAGGCCAAGGTCGCGGACGTGTTCCACCAAATGGGCGAGGGGCATGCACAGAAGCTGCTCTCAGACGTCGGCCTCACCAAGGAGTCCGGGTTCGGTGCGACCATCCATCCCGCGCTCACGAAAGAACTGACGGAAGGGTTCAAGGGTGGCACTGCACCTACCCCGCTTGCCGACGCTCTGCACAACTCAACGTTCGACGACCAGAGCCCGCTGATCGACGCGGCCATAAAGCATCTCGGGCCTGACGCTCTCGGCGTGAAGCAAGCAACTTCGTTCAAGCCAGCCGACGTGGCGCACGCGCTTTCCAAGCACGCCGCCGGGAACTCGGACTCCTCGGTGGCGCCCGACGCGTTCGTTACGTCCCACGAGAACGCGCTCACCATGTACGGCACGGAAGGACACCATACGTCCCTGGCGAAGGCGTACGCGGCCGGCAAGACGGCCAACGCGATCAAGTCTCTCAACCTGGGTGGCGAAGAGGGGCCGAAGCTCCAGGCCAAGATCCACAGTGTGCTGGCGCCGAAGCTGACCAGCGACTACAAGGCCGCCCTCGACACGAACAACCCGCACCCGGGCGGGCTGGCCGGACAGATCGACAGGATCGCGGCCGACACGAACGCCAAGGGCGCTGCGCTGGCCCAGCAGAACGGATGGCCCGAGGACTCCCCGGCCATCAAGACGTGGAAATCGAACTACTTCGCCAACAAGGTACAGGACGTGGTCAGTGCGACGCCGCAGGCCGGAGCCGGCGGCACGAGTACCCACACAGCCCCGGCAGCGTCGGTACCCGCCATCAACCCGGTGTCCACCGGCACCTCGCACGCCGACATCTCGGCCTTCACGGATCAGATCAAGAACCACCTGTTCTCGGCGTATAAGTCCGCTCACAAGGGGACCGTCCTCTCTGCCCCGATCCAGGATCAGTACGACAACCTGGTAGCCGTTGCACACCACTACGCGGGCGAAAACATCGGCTTCTCACCCGAGATAGGCAAGAGCAGCAAGATTCCGCACGATCTCTCCGTGGCCCAGGTCGCGAAGGTCGTGGACGAGAGCATCGCTGCGCACCTCGGCAAGCCCAACCAGAACGTGCTGGAGAACAAGATCCTGTCGTGGCTTCAGACGCCCGAAGGAACCGCGTACGCCAAGAACCACACGGTCGACAAGTCGCTGGCCAACGCGCTGGCCAGCAGCACCCAGACCGCCAAGGACATCAAGCTCGCCCCGGGCGAGAAGGTCCAGAAGCTTGCCGGTCCCGGCAAGTACCAGGCGAGCAAGACCGTCTTCGACTTCAAGCCGCTCACCGCCGAAGAGATGCAGAAGTCCCAGGACGACTACCTCAAGGCGACCGGAACCGAGTGGAACCACGACCAGGTGGCCGCGCTGGCCAACTACACGACCGGCGCATACTACGAGGTCAACTCCTACCTTCGCGGAGAGGACCATAACGGCAAGCCGGTCACCGACGTTGCCACGCTCACCAAGGACCGGATCAAGGTCATGCAGTCTGCCATGCGCCCACTCCGGCAGGACACCTTGCTGAAGCGCGGTACCGGCCTGGAGCAGTTCCCGCCGCACATGCGCTCGTTCGATGGTCTCAAGGCGGCGATCGGCAAGACGTTCAAGGAACCGGCGTTCATGTCGACGACCGTGGGCGGCGAGGGCGGCAACTTCCATGACACCGCGATGCTCCAGATCGAGGCCCCGGCCGGCACCCCGGCTGCCTGGGTCAGGCACATCAGCCACAACGCGCACGAGAACGAGGTTGTCTTGGCGGCCGGAAGCCACTTCCGGATCACGCACGTCGAGAAGGATCTAAGCGGGAACATCCGCGTTCATGTCAGGGTGGTCTCGTAATGGCAGAGAAGGACAAGAAGGACACGATGGCCGAGGACAACGGCTCCCGGACCGACCTCGGGGATGTCATGCTGGTTCCGGTGGAGGACGACGAGGAAGGGCAGGGTGACGTGCTGACCGAGGCCGAGGCCCGCGCCTTCATGGAGCGCCCCATCGCACCTCAGATGGGGGCAGAGAGTGCCTGACGAGAACTGCGGCTGCGATGGGTCCGAGGAGTTCGCCTCCACCGCGCTCGCCGAACTGGACGAGAACGAGCCGAACCTCACCCCGGACCCGCGTGGCAACACCGTGCGCAAATGGTCTGGGCTGATCGCCCCGTACGGCACGCCGACCGGCGACGGCCGGCGGTTCGCGGCCGGCGCCCTGACCGCGCGCGAGCTTCCCCTTCCAGTGAAGTGGCAGCGCACCGACAACGCCGGCCACTCGACCAGCGTGGTCGTGGGCCGGATCGACGCCCTGGACTACCGTGACGACGGCGTCTACGCGTCCGGCATCATCTTCGACCCGGACCCGCAGGTGCTGCCCCGCCTGGCCGAGGACGCGAACGAGGCGTACGAGCTGTTGAAGCAGAAGGTCAACGGGCCGAGCGTCGACCTCGACGCGATGGAGTTCCACCCGATCGGCGAGCCCGACGAGTTCTCCGACGACGGCAAGCGGCCCGAGATCGAGGTCACCAAGGGCCGCATCTCGGCCGGCACGCTGGTACCCATCCCGGCGTTCGCCGAGGCGCGGCCGTTCTCGCTGGAGGACGTCAACGCCGACGACTACGCCACGGAGACGGCACTCACGGCGGCCGGCGTGCGGCGCGGCCTCGACATGTTCGGCGTCGCTCCCGAGGGCTACGAGTGGAACGTGGCCGACTGGCTCCTGGAGGGCGACACCACGGGCGCGCTCTACGAGGACGCGGACCGGGCCCTGTTCCCCGTCGCCGAGAACTTCGAGGGCACCATGGCGCTGGTGCCCAGCGCTGTTGCTGACGCGATTTCCGTCATGGCCTACAGCCCGGAGAAGGTCGACCTCCCCGAGGGCGTCAAGGACGTCCTGAGAGCGCGGCTGGAGGAGCTGGCGGCGGTGTGCGACCTGCCGAACCCGCCATGGGCCCAGGCGGCGCTCGTGGCGTCCGCAGCGGCCCGCACGAAGTTGCCGGCGGCAGCGTTCGCGGACCCTAAACTCAGCAAGCCGACCCCACCGCAGTTCGAGACCCTGCCGGACGGCCGGATTCGTACCTACGGGCACATCGCCAGTTGGAAGACCTGCCACATCGGCTTCCAGGACAAGTGCGTCACGGCGCCCCGGTCGCGGAGCAATTACAGCTACTTCCACGTCGGCAGCGTCGAGACCGACAAGGGCCGCATACCGGCCGGCAAGCTCACCCTGGGCGGCGGCCACGCCGACACTCGGGCCGGTTTCCAGGCGGCCGTTGCGCACTACGACGACACGTCCACCGTCGCGGCCGACGTTGTGATCGGCGAGGACAAGCACGGGATTTGGTACTCGGGCATCGTGCGGCCCGAGCTGACGCAGGCCCAGCTCGACGAGTTCGCGGCGGCCCCGCTGTCCGGTGACTGGCGCCGCGTAGGCGGCTCCATGGAGCTGATCGCGGCGCTGGCCGTCAACACTCCGGGCTTCCCCATTCCGCAGGTGCGCGAGGACAACGCGGGCGCGTTCGCGCTCGTCGCGGCCGGCGCCATGATTGACCCGGACATGGACGCGAAGCGCCTCAAGGCCAAGATGAAGGGCAAGAAGAAGGTCGCCGACCCGGACAACGACGGCGACCACGACTACGCGGACGTGATCCGGGCCGTGTTCGCGGAGATCCGGGCCGAGGAGCGCGCCCAGCGCGAGGACGAGAAGATCGCGGCTACGCTGGCGGCAGAGTTCGGCGAACTCGACCAGCTTCAGGTGGCCAAGTTCGCTAGCGTCTTCGAGTAGGGAGAGCGACATGGGATGTGGGTGCAACAAGGCGGCCGGCGGCGCCTACGAGATCGTGAACGCTGACGGGACCGTCCAGCCGACCACGTACGCCACGGCCCAGCAGGCCCAGCAGGCGATGGTGTCGCAGCAGATCTCCGGCTACGTCCGCCAGCGCCAGACCGCCAACGTCTGACCGGCACGACAAAGGCCCGGCACCCCTCGGGGTCCGGGCCTTTCGTGTGTCGTGGGTCAGCGACGGCCGCTGGCGATCCGTGCGCGCTGTTCGGCGATCGGCAGGTCAAGCGATGAGGCGTGGACGCGGACCGGGGCAACCTTCGCTATCATGGCCTTCAGGTTCTTCAGCATTTCCGTCTCCCTCGTCGTTGTGTGCCTTAAGCATACATGGCGCTTGACGGCAGTGTCAAGTCACGAGGGGATGCCGGCCTTGCCATGCTCAGTCGGCCACTCGCCGGTAGCGATCTTGTGATAGTCCGCACACAGCCCGCCGGGGCTCTTGTGGACGTACTTGCCCAGCTCGGCGATGCAGCGCGTCATGGCTCCCTTGGTGCCCCACGCTATCTTCGCCGCGCCCTCACCGTGCGTCCAGTACGCCGCGAGCCGCGCGGCGCCCGGCTTGGCCAGCCCGATACCGTGCAGGTTCGCGCCCCACGTACCGATCGTCTCCAGGCCGTCTTCGCGCGCCATGCGCTCCGCGATGGCGTTCCACACCGCGTACGCCTTGAGCCGTTCCTCGTTGTCGAGGAGGTCTAGCCCGTACTCCTCGGCGAGGTCATGCAACTCCATGATCGACCAGGTATCCGGGAGCATGGCCTCCGCTTTCAGTTTCGCCGCGCGCTTCTTGATGTGGGCCACGATGTCCGCGTGCGGCGCGTTGCCCCGGCCCACAGCGTGGATGGCGTTCTCAAGGTCGGCCCGGTTCTTGATCGGATACGAGCCATCGGGCAGGGCCTCGCCCTTGGCGGCCATCTCCCGGCGCTGGGCGGCAGAATACGCGGTCACGCAGCCAGAATAGACGCAGAACGGCCTCGCCGGGATGCTGGCGGGGCCGTTCATGGTCCTCACACGTCCGGTG